CACGCGTCTGGGAAGATTTGAACTCCCGACCCTTTGATCCGTAGTCAAATGCTCTAATCCACTGAGCTACAGACGCATCTAGATACCTTGATCTTTTTGTCGTCGAAAAAATTCTTTCATAGATGACTGCAGTTGACCTTCATTTTCTTGAGGTTCAAACTTATCATAACCATTTCTCTTCTTCCATTGATTATACATTGCTCCCATCATCCATGATTGAGCAAGACTATGAGGTCCATCTTTCAATAACTCTGCTTGTTTGCCAGAGTGATAAGGTATAGATTCTTCTCTCCAATTGGAATCATCATAAAGTTTTTTATCCATAAGTAAAAGTCTTTCCTTTGATTTGCGATTGACCCTCTGGGTTTTTGCCTTGTGGTTTAAATTTACCTAAACCAACTCTCTTAGTTGAACCTAAAGGTCTCTTATTCTTTGGTTTCTTACCTAGTCCACCTTTCCTTGTTGCTGATAGTGTACCAGTTTTTTTAGTCTGTGTCAATACTGAATCCTGCCCATACTTCTTACCTAGTGACTTAACTGCTTTCTTGAAAGCTCTCTTACCCTTCTTACCAGAAGTGACAACGTGACTTCTTTCCTTTACCTTCTTCTCTTTACCATCATCACCCTTCTCTACATATGAACCAGTTACCTTTGTAGCACCAGGTAAACCCTTACCCTTGATATCTTTATCTAACTGCTTTGCTCTTGCCTTATTTTCTTTCTTAGACTTATCATCTCTAGAACCTGAAAGAGTGGCTATGCCACCCTTATCAGATTTGGATTTTATTCTACTTAGACTACTCTCATCTAATTGAGAGCAAAATTCATTGAATGTCTTCATGCAACCAAAGAAACGAATTCTCCTAACACCTTTTTATTTAGTTTCTTTGTCTTTAGTGACTTAACAAATGCAGTCTTGATCTGTCCTTTTGTTGCACCTTCCTTAACTTCAAACTCAGTATCATCTGCAAGAGCACTGGATGAAAGACCAAAGTATGCATCATAACCACTGCTCTTGATAGTAAAGGTCTTTAACTTTCTCCAATCTTTCATACACTTTTCATAGTCAGCAGGATCATCACAATATCTTCTTAGGATATTGCTTCCTTCTCTTACAGGAAGAACTCTGATACCTATGAAATTAGTTGAAGGAAACTTATCTTGTAGATTATTAATAAGAACCTCAGTAAAGTGCCACCATGAATAACCAAACCTATAGACCTTACCTAAAGATCTATCTCTTAAAGAACAACAAGAAGAATTAACAGCCTTTAGTCCCATCTTCCAATCATCACTATTAAAGTAATCCTTTACCATAACATGATAGGGCATAGAATTTGCTTCACCATCAGTCAAGACAATACACTGCACCTTCTCTACATTATTCTCTTTCTGGAACTTAGGAAGAATTTGATGAAGACACATGAGTGCTTCATTTAATGGTGTTCCTGATAAGCATAGTCTAGTAGGATAACTATATCTGCCACCATAGTAATTAGAGAATACACTAGCAATCCTCCATATGTTCTTTAACTGATGCTCCAACTCATTATTTCTTACTCCACTAGTGAGTAGATTCATTAATGAAAAATCTTCTTCAACTCTAAAGTTGTATTCTTGAGGTTCATATGGTAACTCATTATCAGATGGATTCCACTGACCAGTAGCATCTTGCTCTCTTCTCTTCCACTCATTAGTAAAAGCATATACATCAAATGGAATAGATACTTTCTTACAGAACCATATAAGATTGTAAAGTTGCTTGACAGTATCAAGCATTTCTCTAGACATAGAACCAGACCAATCAAGTACAAAGATTAATCCATGATTCTTGCCATCAGGTAAGACTGTTACCTTCTTAAATAGATCCTCACTATACTTATAGGTATGAAGTTTAGAAGTATCCAATACACCAGTTCTACTAGTAGCAGCTCTGGAATAAGCACTAGCAGCTTTCTTACACTCAAACTCTTTTACAAGATAGGATACTTCCTTCTGTGCATCTCTTTTGAATTGGTTATACTCTACATCCACCTGTTCAAATAAATTTGACTTATTACTTGTATGCTCATCAATAAAGTCTTGCTGCTGTTTCCATGATCTATCAATCTCTTCATGAACTTCTTCATTAGTAGCAATGATCTTATCTAAGTCTAAATCAGGAACTTCAAGATAAACATTCTCTACAGCATTCTCTCTTACTAGATCTTGAAGATGACTATCCAATGACTCAGCAGTTTGAACTTCTGGTTCTTTCTCTTCTTTTGCTACTGGTGGAGCAGGTTGTGCATCAGGTGTCTCATCATCCACTTCTTGACCATCCACTTCTTCAGTCTCTAGATCTGATGAATTGTCAGGTATATCCATCTCACCATCACCCTCTTCCTGATTCTTCTGTGTCTGCTGTTCTTGATTTACTTCATCTCTACAATAATCATAAAGAATCTTTGCTGCTTCCTTTGCTTCCTTGAAAGTCTCACACTTACCAATCAACTCAACAATCCCAATCTCACTCTCTGTAAAATCAACATCAAGGAATGCACCTACCTTATAGTGTAGGTTAATCCTATCAGCAAGATTAAGTTTACTCATATCTTCATCTTTTACTTCAAAGAAATCTTTCTCATGCAACTCATGATACCCTCTATAGAAAGTCTTAGCGATACCAAGATACTTTCTTTTCATCAACTTTTCTATTCTTACATCTTCTACTACATTCAAAAACTGAGCAGGTACTTCCACACCCATCTCTTCATCAGGTGTGAAGAGTGCATGTCCTACCTCATGTCCTACCAACATATCATATACAATACCACTTGCCTTCTCCCATAGGGGTAGAAGCAACTCTCTTGTATGCACATTGAACTGTGCTGTAGGGACATTCTTATGCTCTACCACCAAGTCTTCAGTAGCAAGCAGTTTAGCTAGTTGTGATTTAATTTCTTGTTGAACTGCCATGTGACTTTTCTTTTGATATACCTATCATACTAAAAAACCCACCTTTTGGGTGGGTGAGTAGACGCTTTATCAACTGTCCACGCCTTTCCTTTGCTTGGCGTAGTGCCTGTGGTTTAAGTTTTCTCTTGGGTGGTTTCCCTGAGTTGTGTTGCCAGTTAGGTACTGTCATAACCTTTAAGATGATCCACGATATTTATTGTAGGATACCATCCCAACTCAGTCAACTGCCTTATGTCAGCACACAAACTGTCTGGTTCACCAGGTGTGTCCTCCTTAATAGGTAGATCCTTACCCATTGCCTTTGCTATGTCCATCACAGGAATAGACTCACCAAACCCAATATCCAAATGCCCTTTAAAGGAACTAGGAATCAAAGTAAGGATTGCTGTACATATATCATGCACATGAACATAGTCTCTTTTATGCTTAGTAATATACCTAGCAGTATTATCTTGCAACATTCTATAAAGCATATCTGATCTGCTTCCTTCTTCTGCCCATACATTAAAGAATCTCATACCCACACTATTACGTGGTGCTTGTATTTCATTTACCTTCTTAGTAATAGCATAAGGATTCTGCCACCACCCATGAGCACCAGCAGAACTAGCATACAATATTCTGACATCACACTCCTTACAGTAATCAAAGATAGGTTGTGACTTGACTACATTATTCTCCCAAAAAACATCAGGATTTAAAATACTTCCTCTAAGATTTGCAAATGCAGCAAGATGAATTACTACATCATATATTAGATCTGTTTTAAAATTTCCTATGTCATCAGGAAAATCCATACCATCCAATTCTACATCTACACCACTCTCCTCTATCATTTTCCATAGGTAACTTCCTATAAATCCTTTATGTCCAGTGATTAATATCTTCATGAGTTAAACCATATATTTTTTTGAACCCTATCTCCTATCTCAGGAATAAGGAGAACAGCATTTTTAAATTTATTCAATTCTGTTTTTAATTCAGATACTTCTCTTTTAAGTATCCACACCTCTTCTTGAGTATTCATGATCCCAACCTACTAAATCCTTTTACCTTTTCAAATTTTAACACACTACCAAACCTATCGTCCATACCTGTCTTATGTGATATCACAAATACATTTGCATCCTTAATCACAAATCTAATAATTTTAAGAAACTCTTCTGTACCAAAACCATCAAGAGAACTATCAAAGACCTCATCCATAATCAAAAGATTTGTATTGACTGAATTCTTATATCTAGCAACCTCCCTCCAAGTGAATAAAAGTGCTAGATCAATTCTCATCTTCTCTCCTTCAGAGAAAGAAGCATATGAAAAGTTATCATGAATAGGGGACTGTACGGTTTCATTAAACTCCTCATCAAGAGTAAAGTTAATATAGAAGTCCATCATCTGCAGATATCTATTAACCTGCTGATTGATTAATGGAAGATACTTCTTGATGATTTTAGATTTAACTCCACCGTCTTTAAGTAAACTATATGAAAAATCATGATAGTTTATGGTGTCCTTCTTAGAGGCTAATGCCTCATATGTTTTTCCTAAATTGTCTTTGAATGATTCTAAGTTCTCATGCTCAGTATTTCTGTTTGCAAGTTGCTCGGTAAGTTTCTGAATTTCAGATTCCAGATCTCTGATTTGTCGTTGACACCCAGAGATATGAGTATTGTTTTTAGAAATGCCATGCGTTAGTGTAGTAATCTCCTTAGATAGTTTTGTAAAGTGATGCTCTCTCTCCTCCTCCTTTTTAATTGCCTCCTCTAGTTCTTGATAACCAGATTGCAACTCCTTTATCTTATCTTGAGCATCACCAATGTTATTTAACCTAATTTCTTCTTCAATATCTTGCTTACAGGTAGGGCAAACAGTATTATCTTCAAAGAACTTATGCTTCTTGGTAATGGTTGATACCTTATTGGATAGAGTTCCTTTTATAGTACCTAGTTTGCGTAATTTTTCTGTAGCACCTGTTACTTTCTCCTGTTCTTTTGTTAGGTCATGAACATTGTTTTCTAGGTCTTCATTTATTTTAACATAGTTATCAGATTCTGAAAAGAGAGTAGTAATTTTACTATTATTATTCTCTATTCTATTTTTACCTTGCTGTTCCAACTCAGTCATAAACTTAGTC